ATTATTCTGTGCCTACTTCAAAGACTAGAAGGGGTAGAGTTGGTAAGGGTGTAGCCCAGACTCTAGATACAGCTTGCAACCAGGCGGTTATGGAGTCAACTAAAATTAGAAGATTAACTCCTATTGAATGTGAACGCTTACAAGGCTTTCCTGATGATTGGACTAAGCAAGGTACTGAAGGAATGATAAGTGACACACAGCGTTACAAGATGTGTGGAAACGCAGTGACAGTAGATGTTGTTGCGGCTGTAGCTGAAAGAATAAAAAGAGTAGTGTATGCCTAGACGAAAGCCAGAACGTAAGTATATGAAGAAGACCGATGGTCGGAAGGGCAACGGCGCAAAGCGTGGCGATGCACTTGTTCGGAAGACTATGGCTACTCCGGCCAATATAAACAAGGCTAAGAAGAACAGGTCAAAGATACTTGCTACCAATGCGATAGAAGAGGTTTATGGGTCTGAGGCTAACTTCTGGAAGATGGTTGCCGAGAAGGCACAAGACTCGCAGTACGACCGTAAGATGGTTATTGAGTACGTATACGGTAAAGCAATGGATAATCCTGATGCCCTGTCCCAAGCAAAGGATATAGACTTCTCCATCGTAAATATCTTTACAGGCTCAGAGAAGCCAAAAGAAATAGAAGAGATAATCGACATTACACCTGAAGAAGATGAAGACAGTAAATAGCCTAAGCGGAGGTAAGACCTCTAGTTACATAGCAGCTAATTATCCTGCTGATTATGATGTGTTTGCATTAGTAAGAACTGATGACAAAAACTGTATGTATCCTGATAAGAAATTAAGACAAGAAGTAGAAGATAGAATACAAGCACCATTCATAGGCACGTTAGAAGATGACACCATAATACATACTATGCTTGACTTGGAACAGTATATAGGCAGAGAAATAACTTGGGTAACAGGTAAAACCTTTGATAAAGTTATAGATAGGAATGGTAAAACACGAGTACCACAGGTAACGGGAAGATTTTGCACAAATGAGATGAAAATAAAACCTATACAAGAGTGGTGGTATAAAACTATCAATGAACCTGTTGATATGAGAATTGGCTTTAGAGCGAATGAAAAGAAAAGAGTTTTAAACGTAAAAAGCAGATTAGACGAAGATGGTTATGAAACTGATAGGATAAGAATAGAGATTAATAAAAATAAAAACGACAAATGGAAAGAATTAAAGTGGCGCACCGTCAGCTTCCCCCTTGTAGATGATAACATACACAAAGACACTATTGAAGCGTATTGGAAAGACAAACCTGTACGCTTTGCTTGGCAAAATAATTGTATAGGTTGCTTTCACTCCACCCCTTTAAATTTAAACTACAAGAGTAGAAAATATCCAAATAAATTTGATTGGTTTGTTAGAGCAGAAAATAAATGTATGAAAGATTACAACAAAAGAAAATGGTACAAGGGCGATTACAATAATCTAACATACGAACAGGTTAAAAAATGGCAACCACAAACAGAACTATTTGACGATGATTTTAATGAATGTGATAGCGGATATTGTGGATTATGAAAGTACCTAATTTAAACCCGAAGTATAAATCGTTTGGTAATGACTCCAGATACTTTATCACCACAGGTGGTCGAGGGTCTGGTAAGTCTTTTGCTGTTAACGTATTCCTACTGCTCCTTACGTACGAGAAAGGACACAAGGTACTATTTACACGGTACACGATGGTATCTGCATCTTCATCGATTATACCTGAGTTCATTGAGAAGCTAGAGCTTATGGGAGTTGTCGAGGACTTTCGAATAACGAAGGACGAGATAACAAATATCAAGACAGGCTCATCAATTATGTTCAAGGGGATACGCACCGCCTCAGGGAATCAGACAGCATCACTCAAATCGTTAAACGCAATAACTACCTTTGTCCTGGATGAAGCCGAAGAGCTGATAGACGAGGACACATTCGATAAGATTGACCAGTCTGTTAGGGTGAAGACTAAAACTAATAGGGTCATTTTAATACTTAACCCAACCACTAAAGAGCATTGGATATGGGGACGCTTCTATGCGAATAGAAACATCCCTGAAGGATTCAATGGAATAAAAAATGGAATTACCTATATACACACTACTTATCTTGACAATACTGATAACCTGTCACAGTCGTTCCTGAATCAGATAGCAGAGATACGCAGACGCAGACCCGAGAAGTACACACACCAAATACTTGGTGGGTGGATGGAAAAGCAAGAAGGTGTTATATTTACCAACTGGAGAGTAGGAGAGTTTAACGATAACTATGAGACCATCTTCGGACAGGATTTCGGTTTCTCTGTTGACCCTACCACACTTGTCAAGCTGGCGATAGACAAGGGCAATAAACGGATATTCCTGAAGGTAATGTATGCCAAGACAGGAATGTCTACTACACAAATAGCAGACTTTAATATTCGTTATGCAGGTCCGCACCTCATAGTGTCGGACTCTGCAGAACCACGATTGATTAAGGAGATTAAGCTAAAGGGATGTAACATCACCCCGACCATTAAACGCAGTGGGTCTATCTTATCGGGAATAGCACTGCTCCAGGATTATGACCTTATTATTGATCCAGACTCCACAGAGCTGATTAAAGAGCTTAATAACTATGTGTGGGCTACTAAAGGACAGACAAAGCCTGTAGATAAATGGAACCACTGTATTGATGCCATCAGGTATGCTGCTCAATATGTTTTGGTAAATCGCACAAAAGGTGCGTATACTATTAGGTGATATAAAATATTTTTGTATATTTGATCTGTAGAGTTTTTTAATTTTGATTGTTATAGTTAACATCCTCGATTTTGTTAGGTCTCCGTGTGCCTTAGAGACCTCTCAGAGTCGGGGATTTATCGTTAAACGCAGTAGGGTTACTCTTAAACGCAGTAGGGTTTGTGACAAACTTGACAAACTTGACATCCGACACAAACGACACATCCGACACAAACGACACTTAACCATTTCTTAACGTTAACTTAACATTGGATTCCCTAGGGCTTTATATATTTGCCCTATGAAGAAACCAACACTACAAAGCGTATTGAAAGCCCAGGGCTTTAATCCGCAGGACGCTAAGAAAGTAGCGGAGTTAGCTAAAGAGGCTCAAGATATAAAAATAAATAAAAACGGAGTAACACTTAAATTCACTATATAATTATGACTTGGATATTAACAGCACCTAAAAAAAGAGTGCAACAATTCAAAGAAGCCACTCAGAGTGGTAAAATCTTTAGTGTAACCTTTGAAAAGAAGGATGGCACTACTAGGACGATGGTAGCCCGTAGGGGCGTAAAGAAAGGAGTGAAGGGCGTAGGAATGTCTTTTAATCCCGATACTAAAAACCTTTTCGTTGTATACGATATGCAAAAAAGAGGTTTCAGAATGGTTAATCTCAATACCTTAATTGAGGCAAAAGTAAATGGTATAACAATTAAATTTATATAAAATGAAAGAAGGATTCGTATTAACAACAACAGAACTATGGACATCAAACGATGTCGTTCACGTAACAGCTTTAGGCTTGGATGGTAAGGAGATATACCTGGAGTGGGATGCAAACTCACTGCTGAATGATATTCCGAGCCTTTACGAGATGAGCAAACAAGCATTAACCCAAGCTAGCGAACATCGTGCAGATATGTTTGCAAAGATGAAGCGACAGATTGGAAATGACTTCAAAGCCAAGAGAGGCAGAAAACCTAAGAACAATTAAGCTATGGATAACGAGACGCTTAAATTGATAGAAGACTGCAGGGATTTATTGAGAGATATAAATTCCCGCTTAGCTCCTAGAGACAGCTCTAAGAAGCCAATAGAAAAACATATACACGAACTAAATAAATTAATGGATAATGAACTATCAGAAGATTAGAAAACTGCAAAAGGAGAATGGCGTTGATGTGATGCAACGCCTAATCGATGACGGTTCAGTCTGGCATATGGAAGGTACAATGGGCCGCAAGGCAATGGAGCTCCTGGAGACGGGGCAATGTATGCTACCCAAGAAGCAATATAAAGACTTCTACGGCAACATAATTCCTTCAAGGGATGATGTTGAGCCAGGCACCACAGGAAGTTATAAGAACGCAGTAAAATATTGGGAATCGATTTACGATTACGATGCGATGTACATTTGAAAAATTTTTTTGATCGAGTGATTAAGAAAATAAAAATGTAATTCTTAAACGCAGTAGGTTCT